GGCAACGACTAATGTCGTCGGTGATGTCGAAAAGTGTTGTTAGCGTCTACCGCCGGGAGTGAAGTAGAAACCTACTATTAGCGGATAGATGCAAGTTACGGCGAAGAGGGAAATATGTCCGCTTGTAATTGCCATATGGGTTTGTGCGACTTGAAAATCGATGAGTCCCCATAGGAACGAGTTTCTACCCTCTCCGTCAAGATTCGTTGTTGTGAGGATTGGTACGCTTGGATAGACGGTGGTAAGGAGGGTGATTGCCGAGAGTGTACACATGCCGATAACAGCAAGCATACGCCTAGTGCCACGCACAAAGGCTCCACCGTCACCGCCGTTAAGCGTTTCTTGAAATTTAAGCGCATAGTCATTGTTTCGAGCCTCCCTCATCATTTCCAGTTCGTACTTCTGTTGACGGGAATCGACCATTGCGCCGAATACTCCCTTTAAGATTGATCCCATCGCTGCGGAACCTCCGCCCGTCAGGAACAACGTCAACAGTTCGAACATAGTTAGATATTGGATACGGACAGTCTACGGTCCACCTCGGCGTGATACGCCTTGTCCCCGCTCTTGTATCGTGGGTCTTGCATTGCGCGGCTGACTTCTTGCATTGATTGATACGGCATGGTTGAAGTGCCAGTCGTGTTACCCGTGACGAGCTTTGGTTGATTGCCACCCGTCTCCGCTTTGTAACGCGCGTACATCCCGCTCACCACGAGCTTGGCTTGTTCGATGGTTCCGTTGTTTACCGTTTCGTTAAAAGTGTTCATCTCCTCGTCCGAGAGTTGTTTGCCAGCCCATTCGGACATGGCGTCGTAGTCACCGTTGGCTGCCGACTTGATCTGCGTTGCTTCGTTCTCTTGCAGGGCTGCTTGTCCACGCGCAAAGTTATCTACGAGTTCCCTGCTTAACCCTGCCTTTGCAAGAGCTTCGTAAGTCTCGTCCTTAAGCGCCCCGTCATTTTCAAAGAACTCCTTAGAAGCGTCTTCAATAAGCGATTGATTAGCATTAAGATCACTAGGGACCTCCTCATTATCAGTCGTATCTTCGTTTGTTTGTTCTTGTGCATCTTCTTGCGGGTCGTCCGTTTTGTCTTGTCCCAGCTTAGATTCAAGCTCGCCGTAGGCTTTCGCCATGTCTTCCGCATTCTTGAACTTTTCGGGCAACCATTCGGGACGGTCCGTTTCCTGTACGTCTTCAGTTGTTTCTTCGGGTTCCACCTCGTTAGGGGTAGGTTCGTTCACTTCCACTTTTTGATAATCTGCCATAGCTCGTTTTACTCGGTTGTTGTTGGTGTTGGTTGTTTACTGCTCGACGGGCGCTTCGCCCTCTTCTTGCGGTACTTGTTGTTGCTGTTGAGCCATCGCGTTTATAGCGGGTCCAACGGCGGGGGCGCCAAGCTTCATCATCATTTCCTGTTGCTGGGCTTGTTGCGTAGCCATTTGAATTTCCTCGTCCGACTTGATCAGTCCTTCGGTCTCGATACCAAGCGCGATGGCTCGACGTTTGAAGTAATCTCCGACGTTGACGTATTGAGCGACTGCTTCGGGACCAACCACTTGATTGGCACCTGCAAGGAACATGTCCAAGCGGTTAAGATCATTGCCACGACCAAGAGCTTCGATGCCCGTTACGATCGTGGGCTTGACGATGTCCTTCGGTAGTTTGGGCAAGTTGTCCTTTTTGCTCATTCTGTCCATGAGACGAGTAACGAGCGGAAGTTGGAATTCTTGCGATAAAATGGAATACAGCCCGCCCAGAGCGGATTCGAGTTCTTGTGATAACATGCGAATTTCTTCCGCCGTAACCCGTTCTGCGTCTCTAACGACGGAGCTGTTTAAAAGAAAGGCGTGACTGAGACGGTCTTGAATCTGAGCCATGACGGTCTGAGCAACGCGAAAGTCATTGAATTTGTTCAGTTGAAGAACGGAGACGTCCCCATCGGAACCCTGTACGATAGCGCCGTTGGGAGCTTCCGCAAGCGTACGCGCGCGTGTAGTCCCGTTAGGGTTGATCATGAACAAGACCTTGGCAGCAGCTGCCGAACCTTCCACGATCGCTTTGGTCAACGCTTCCAGACTCTTCAAGTCACCAAGATATTCTTCAACGAACCCGCGTCCGTAGTCTTCCCCGTCGATACGCGTGTATCTAAGCGGTAACCACGGGGACTTGTCGATGGGGTATTCCCCGCTGGACTCTTCGATAACGATGCCCTTGACGTCTTGCTTGACAACGAACTTGTCACCTTCCCTACAGATCGAGGTGTACAGGTCGCAGGTGTTCTCCTTGGATTCCTTGTAGACTTCGTCCCTTACGCTTTCGGGAAGCATGAACGGGGCTACGGTCTCCTTGACGGCGATATGCGTAACGTTCCCCATCGCGTCGCGCTTAACAACGTAACGGTCAGGACGGAACACTCTCATACCGCCGTCGTCGGGGAGGTAGAGCAAGGCGTTACCTGTGATTAACAAATTCTTCAACGCTTCGAACACGCCCACGCGGAACGCTTCGACTTCGACTTCTTGGCTAACTGCGCGTTCAACGTCGCTTAAAGCCTTTTCCAGATCGGTGCGTAATTGTTCGCCTCCTTCTTCGCCCATCTCCGCTTTGGCTTTTTCAAGCTCGTAACGGTCGATGACCAAACGAAAGAAAGGAGCGTTAGGCGGAAGCAAAGCAAGCAATAGCTTGGAAGCGAGGTTGTTTACTCCGCGTGCTCCGATGCCTTGATACGGCGTGTAGTACTTCGTGTGCGGACCGTGTCCATCGGGTGGTAGAACGTAAGGAATGGTCAGTTCGGAAGACTCCCTGCCCCGATCAAGGAACGTCCATCGTTGTCCTTCGAGTTGTGTGTAAAGGCTTTCAGCCGTTTCGTATTGCATATGTAAATTATTCGGGCGGGTTTGGATTGCGCCATTCTGGGCTGCTTAATATTGCGCGTATCTCGGAATGGGTAAGCGTGTCCAGTCCGTAAAGAAAGCGAGGTTTGGTTCCTTCGTACTTAACGAAAGTCTGAGACCCATCGAGCGAGTAACGAAGCGTGTCGGTACTTGTCTCGAACACTTGTGAAAAGTCCACGGACGGGACGAAGTCTGAGTCGATTATTACGTATTTTCTACTCATGACGGTACGTCGCTCACTATATCTTCCGCGCCCATGTTTGTCATAGTCGCGTTATTACTCCCCGAGCCGTGATCGGTTAGGGTTGGGAAAGTATCCCCGTCGCCCATCCTCCACCAACCTACGGGATTGAGCGACTCAAGGTCAGCTGGCGTTCCACCGTTATAAATTGCTTTGGCTTGCGCGCCTGTCAAAGCGCTGTCCCAAACGGCAACCTCATCAATCTCACCGTCCATGTAGTAATTCGAAGAATATGGAAATTTCCCAATCGTAGGATCGCTCCCTCCCGTGGCAGAGAGTGTAGAGGCAAGCTCCCCCATACCTACCGCCACCCCGTCCAAGTATGCGATTGAAGACTTCCCATTCATTATAAAAACGATGTGATGCCACGCGCCCGTCGAAGGGTTGTCGAACTGAAAGTTTTTATATGAACCATTCGACCCTCCGCAGATAGTCTTGCCTGACCACTGACTTGGAAGAATCCAAAAGGAATCAGTAGTTGACGTTCCAACCCCAAATAACGTACAGCTCGAAGAATAGCTATTTGCATTGAACCATACGGAGGCGGAAACTACGGACGAATTGAGGGCGGATTCAAGACCTGTATCAATTAAAACGTGGTCGTTCGATCCGTCGAAGGTTAGACTCTTGGTATTCGTCAGGGCGGGCAGAGTAATCGGGGCGGGAACGTCAGTTGAAAAAGAAGAGCCTGTTTGCAACGTACCGTCTACGCTTGACGTCGAGCCTTGGTTCGAGACTGTACTACCCGTCCCACCATCATTATCGCCCATTCGCCAATATCCCAGCGGGCTGAGGTTTAAACCGCCTGACCCTAGATCAACGGGTGTTCCGCTGTTGTATATATCGGTAACGTTTGACGCGCTTAAAGCGGAATCGAAAATTGCAAACTCATCAATCTTCCCGTCAAAGACACGTGCTCCATCGTACTGCTGACCTATGCGCCCAGCCGCGGCTGGCGTGACGTAATTTCCGCTGTCCGTATACGTCGCTACGGATGATCCGTTCAGATACATCGTCCCCGTTGTGCTCGACCTTGTATAAACGAAATGATACCATTGCCCTATAATGGGCGCAGAGACATAAGCTAATACAGAGCCCCCACTATGATACTGCCATTCAGTGGTGCTAAGAAAGAGGCATGGGTTTAACGTACCTGCCCCGCTTCGGAAATCGAACGGCATAACGGCAACGTCAACGTACGTGCCAAAGTCAATTTCATCAGCGTTTATCCAACAACTAATCGAAAAGTCTCCCGTCCCGAATCCGAAGTCCGAAGATGACGGGATCGAAAGGTATCCGTTAGTACCGTCGAGTTCCAAAGAATATTCGTTGCTATATGCTGGCGCTGCGTCTCCTCCTTGCGCGTCAAACCCGTAAAGCGTACCAAACGCAGGTCTCTTGAACCCCGAAGGAATGGCTGTTACGCCACTTGGTGTCTTGAGGCTGGTAGTTGGGAACGTCAGTGCCATTGTTTATAGAGAGTCTACGGTTCCCGTAATGAATACGGAGTAAGTGCCGTCGGTCCGTGCCGAGACGTTACCGCGTATCTTTTCGTAGTGCCCGTGGTCGTCGCGTACGTTGACGTTGCCATTAGCCGTGACGGCTTCGCTGTGTATGACCCGCCATCCTGCGCCGATATAAGCTTCAACGTCTACAGTCGC